TTTTCAACATACCGGTATATGGCATTGTTGAGATAATTGATAATATTATAGGTGTCGGATCTCTGTCGGTCGAAGAATTCCGGGGAAGTATCTTCAGCAATTTGCTGAAACAATATTTGCATATCAAGAAGGTTCATTCTGTCTTGACTTGTTGTTCGGCCATCTTGGATTGATATCTTACATCACCAGAAGTAGATACAGCATGGCGTACTGCGATATCTACAATTTCCTGATGGGTATGTGGTTCTAAACTCATGCGTCCATCTGCCAGCTCACCGGTGAAGTCCATGAAAGAAGCTGTTATCGTAAAGGGTCTACTGACAAAATCAACGCGGGCATAATCATAGAAAGAAGTATAATAGTCACCAATGATATGTACACCATCATTCATCGTTCCAAAATAAACTGGATTCTTAAACCACAATCTATTAAATTCTGTAGATCTGAATTTTCCAGCAAGTTCCTGTTCAATTTTCATACAAGGAATAAACTTCTGTGTGATCGTGGGATTCGTTCTGGAAAGTTGAACATCTAACTTAATCATATACATAAACCTTGGATCAGCAGTGTAAGGATCAGTACGTATTGAATTCCCGTAGATCCCAGAAACAGCTGTACCCATTTGAACAGACTTAACAATAGGACGAATATCAGCCACCCGCTTCTCACTATTATCAAAAGCAGGCGGCTGAAAGTTCTTCCCGAAGGTTCTCTCTTTGATAAATTCATCCTGTGCATTATTTAAAAACAGCAACTTCTCCGCTTCCTGGTAGCCAGGAGCAGAAAGATTGGCGATCTTATCATAATACTGATCAAATGCTTCTATCATTTGAGAACCGTTCATTATTCTATCTATTCAATATCCAAAGGTGGCGGTTTATCATCTGGCTTATCAGATTCAGGATTCTTATCATCAGTATCCCCTATCTGTTCCTGTACATCCTTAACATCTTCCGGAAGGATAATCCCGGGGCCTTTCTCGGATGTAACCGGAGAGGTAGCGAAATCTGTAAGTATAGTCTTGCTGACTTTACCGATCTCACTATTCAGAGTTTGCTTCTCAGCAATCTCAATCTGGGTCTTTAGTTTCAAAAGATCCTCCTGGTGTCGATCATCTTGCAGGTAGTTTACCATCTGGTCAACTGTACCTATTGGACGATTTGCTCCCGGGAACTTATAAGTGTCACCTGAACGGGCCAATGCTCCAATATTGAGAGCTTTCATGATAAGGACTTTATATACGTAACTATCATCTTCAGCTACGCTGAGGAATAGGTCAGCATCATAATCAATGATCTTTCCTATCTCTTTATAAAGCCAGTCAATAGGTGCATCAATAGGTGGACGTTGTGCCGTTCTTACCTGCAGGTAATGAGCCCACATATAATTGGCCATCATCTCCCTGGATGAACTCATTTTACTCAGAGCCAGATAAGACTTTTCTTTCTTATTGACTGTGGTAATCTCATCTTTGAGCCGGTCTTTTTCGTGTTCCAGGGCAAACTTATATGTCTGCTTCATGTTCCGCATAGCGAAAGATGGAGCGATATATTCAGTGTTGCATAACAGAACGCGATAGATAACATAATCATAGGGATCACTCAGGTTAAGTATCCTACCATTACGGTCGATAGTAACCTGAAACTTCCGCCAGAAATTTTCTTGACGGTAAACATTAAAGTCCCCCGGGCCTTCAAGCCCAAGTTCTTCGGCCAGTTCTGTCTTTTGAGTTGAAGACATTTTCTCTAATGGGTCTTTTAGAGCTTTTTTGTCTCTTAGCATCGGAACACACAAGGTCCAGCTGGCCCCTTCGTTCATGAATTCTGAATCATGACCTTCGGGGAGCCAGTCGCTGAGCCTTCGTATTGGCTTGACACTGATTTTCTCATCAACAAGAACTGAACCTGTTTCAGTTAAATTCTCCATGTTAACTCCAATTGTTATTTAATTAATACTAGCCTAAAATATTCGGCCTAAGTGTAATGCAACGGGTTGGGTCCTTAACCATACATCCACCAATGAATGCCCTGTGAATGGTATAACCATCAACAGAAGAAGCGACATCGTGGTTCTGTGCAAGATTAGCTGTATAAGGATCCCGGATACCTTTCTGGTATGCCATGATATCCTCATTCCCTTCCTGGTATACCAACCTGATATTGTCCTCACCACCTACGCGGCTGATGTTCAGGATCTGGTATTCATAGCTTTTGGCTACTCCTTTTCCAGAAGGATGCTCGACTTTATTCCGTTCCTTATCGTCATACTGAGGATCGACAATAACGCTGATCTTGGATCCGTCAGGTCCCCAGTATTCCAGGAAGTTCTCGTGGTATCCCCATCCGTCACCTTTACGATACATCATATCTGTATTCCTTAGCGGAGTGTACAGCTGTGTATAACTCTTGATGGCTTTATGGAATTGATAAGCTCCCCACATACCGGTACGCATGACTACAGAACGGACATCACCATGGGATCCGTCCCTGGCATTGTCAGAAGCATCCATGATATGCTCGGTAAGCCACTCGATATCCAACTCAAAATCATTGAAGAAAACAACGTTGGATGATTCGATTTGCTGTTCCAGGCCGGCACCTTGTTGAATCTCGAATCCGGAATCTCCCTTTTGAGCGAAGGTCCCATCATCCCGGCGGTTGGTAGTAGCAAAGTTCTGTAGCTTATTCTTCATATCCTGGAACTGCTGTTCAAACTCCCAGTCAGCATATTGCATCCAGGTAGTCATAACAGTCTGTTTCATATTCTCATCAACAACCGGCCAGGAAAATGCAACCGGTCTCTTGATCATATTGCCTGGACGGGTGTCCTGCATTCTAATCATGGAGAAATTGTTGATCATAGAGAATGGGCTGGTATAGGTTGGCGTTCCACCTTTTTTCGAAAGGGTCTGCTCAACGATGGACCATTCTTTTGAGAACCTCTTTCCCGCTGTCAGTTCTTCATAAGGAATGAATGCTGTAGGATCATTGGTAAACAACTCAGCTTCGTAAGAAACGAGTCCGGCCCCGTAAGGCTCAGGAATGTTAACCAGGCGAATCGGGTATACAGAATTCTTTTCACCAACTATGAGGTTGGTATCAGAGAAGTACATTTCCGGGAAAATCATTGTGAAGCGGGCTCCATTCAAACCTACCTTGGAAGCAGTTGTAATGGCAGAACCATTGACCTGAACTTCAACCAGAGGTATATTCTTCTTGGAACTGCCTTGCAATCTCCAACGGAAATCGTCATCGGAAGCCAGCCTCAATGGACTAAACCTTCTGAGGAAAACCCCAAAATTGGTCCCATAATTGGCCTTGTATAGTAACGTAACGAGGTCAGTCGCATCTTGCGGCTTAACCTGATAAATTGCTCCGAGGTGAGTTTTGGTCGTCAGACCGCCCCAATCCTTCGGTTCATACTCTTGCAGTGGTGATACGTATTGCATTATTTTTAAAATTAAAGAAAGGTTATTAATCGCTCCTAACGCTTGCTATTTCGCCTGGCAAATAGAACCTGGTTTCTACTGGTTTGCCTGCGGCAGCATTTTGATCTCCTTGACTGATTGCGGGTGAACCGGCTTTTGGCCCATCGCCACCCTTGAGGGATTCTTTCAATGCATTTACAGCATTGGTCTCTCCCTTTTTCTCAATCTTGTCCAGAACAGGTGCATCACCAAAGAGACCGATATGAATGTAGTATGCAAGCCTCTTTTCGAATTCAAGAGGATTCTGCATTCGGATTTCGTCTCTTTTGCTGATGGGTACCTTTTTACCATTACGGACTATCTCTGCTGAAGGAACTGTCATGTAGCTGAGAACTTTTGCCTGGTCTTCCTTCGTCAGTGGGATGTCTTTCAGGATCTCCGTTGTTCCGGATATATCTTTTTTGATATTGGCGAGATTATCATCATTCTTTTTTTGGCGATCTGCAGTATCAAGTTTTGCCTGTTCACGGGCAGCCACCTCATCATCCTTGCTCATCTGTACAAGCTTTCCATGATATTCCAGGCTGTCTGTCTCAAGCTTTTCAAGGTCTTCACTTTGCTTGACCTGCTTTTCGGCATACTCGTAATCATGACCTTTCGCATATAAAAATTCCCGGATCAATTGTTTCTGCATGTCCGGGTTTTCTTTGATCTGCGCTTCTGTCAAAGTGTCATACCTTACTTGATTATAAGTGATGTTGGCTGCATCATCGAATGGAACTCCCTCTTCGAACATTTCCATGATCTGTTGCTGATCTTCATTGAACTGATTTTTGTACTGTTCATTGAGGGTAGCCACTTGATCACTCACTTCTTTACGGCTGGCTTCAAGAATATTGTCAATGACTTTATCGGGTTCAACCTTTTTTAGTTCATCTAAATCAAGGTTGGGAAGAATACCGGCTTCGTGAAGAGCAGCAGCATGGAGATACGTTGGAGACAGTTTCTCTTCTTTTACGGTATCCTTCCCAGAAGTACCTTGCTGACCCTGTGTTGCTGGTTCAGTTTTTTTAGTCTCTTCTGCTGCTGGTTTCGTTGGAGCTGTCTCAGGCTCTATTTTTTTCTCGGGTTCTGTCTGAACTTGCTGCTGTGTTGTACCTGGCACCGTCTGAACGATGGACCCCTCTTGTGGGTGATCATCTGCTTTAACGTCTACTGCCAGTAAAGGAGGTGTATCTCCTTGAGGTAAAGTTATTTTCGCTGGGGCATTTTTGTCTGGTTCCGTAGCCGGTTTGGCTGTCGGTACTCTTAGACTCAAATCCCCGGGTAGTTCGATATCTTCGGTCTCCACTTGAATATCAAACAGGTTTTGGTCTTCATCTTGATTAAACATATTTTTTTTTCTCCATTTAGCTAATTATACAATATTAATATTTATACCCCTTTCATTCAAGAGGACATCATATCATTGTAACCTGAAATTATAGCCTTTTATTCTAAAAGCTGAAATGGCGTTTCAGCTTTAGGCGGTAGCCTTTCTTGCGTTTTGTCTGCTGATTTTTTCCTGAGAACGGAGTTTCTTGTCTGTCTCATCAGCTTTCTGTTGGAGCTTCTCTCTTTCCATGCGGATCTTGTCAAGTTGCTTCTGATATTCCAGCACAAGTTTCTCTGCTGTTTTATCTGTAGCGGCTTTGAGTTGTGCCTCAGCAAGTTTCCCTTCGATCTGTAACTGAGCTATGATAAGCTTGTTCTCCATTTCTGCCAGGGCAATTCTTTCAGCCTGTTCAAGTTTCATCATCTCAAGACGCTCTTGGGAATCAACAGCTAGTTGCTGGCTTTCGAGAGCTCTTTTCTCTGATTGCTCTGCACGCTGGAAAGCCTCTTCTTCAGATCTTTCAAGCTTACGCCTCATACTGGCAAGACTGGTATCAGCGAATATACTCATGACATCGCTTACCCGGGCCTTATCATTCTGCATAGCTGCATGAGCAAATTGTCTGATAGCCTGGAAGAGTTCAGCATCATTCTGTCCGTCACTCATGTAGAGGCCATGTTCTGTTTCAGCAAATAGTTTGGTATCGAGAGAATAGGTATGAGTAATTAACCCATCATCGATAAATTGAAGTTTCTTTGTGGGCTGTGTCAACCAGCAATATTTCGCTGTTTCCAAGACCAGCATCATAAGCCGCAACTTGGTGTTATCATGTATCATAAACCATTCTTCAGTAATATAGGCACTCTGGCGAACAGCCGTAGTTACCCCGCCTACTGTTTCCCGGTTCTCAATAGATCCTTCCCGTTGTGGAGAGATACCCATGATCTCACCCATCTCGTTCTTGACATATATGGCCAGTTCGAGATTGGCTTTGATAACATCCGAAGATGATAAATTCATGGTAGAACTACCGCGATTATTGAGGTTCTGTACTAGCCGGCCTGTAGCAGCTCCCCTGCTGCCTTCCTTAAAAGAGTCAGTGGTATAGAACCCGCTAACTTCAGCATACAGCATCCATACTTCCGGGGTCCATCCTTCCGGAATCTTGGCCAGGTCCATCTCTGCCAGCACACCTTTGTTTCTTGCAGATGCAAGTTCGGTACGCTTCATATATATATTATACAGGTATTTGTAAGGAACGATCCTGTCATACAGAGAAACACTCTCATTGGAGTTGATCTTATAAACAGTTCCTACAATTGGAGGCATGCAGAAGGAAGGGTTATTCATCTTGTTTCCTATCCGTGGCAATGGCTCAATCCTCTTATACAGGTTCGGACCAAGCTTATGTGTCCACCACCATTCGTTGATCCAGTGCCATTCGATACTCTCACCCTTGCTTTCATTGGCTATTTTGTACTCATCTACCCATGTCTTGTATTCCACACCATCCTCAAAATAAGTCATTTCACCGACTTTCCTACGGGATTTCCAGATAGTAATAGTACGCCGTACATTTCCATTGACATCATAATATCCACCGAAGGAATCAATTTCATTGGAATCGGGAATAATAATGGCATCACCTAGCCGGTTTTCTTCATCTCTCTGAATGGGTCCCTGCAATCCTTTATTGGCATAGTTCCCCCTGGTCAGGGATCCTTCTTCGAGAGCTGCCGATTCATGTGGCTTGAGAACATCCCAGTATTCATCAATCATCTTTCCTACGGGATGGTATCCATCAATGATAATAATGTCGGCATCCTCAAACTTGTAACTCTCACCCATACCAAAGGCAGTAACATTAAGAGGATTCATTCTCTCCGGTTCCGGTTCACCATGAACCTTAAAACAGGAAAAGACTTCTTCCCCGGCAATAAGTACATCCCAGAAAGAATCGTTGAAGCCTTTCTTCATGAATTTGGTATACCAGAAATAATCAAGAACGCGGGTACCGGCTTTCTCTCTCATATCCTGGTACTCGAAATTCTGATACTTCTGTAAATTCTGAAGCTGCTTGCGGGCCTGATCTTCGGAATATTCACCGTTGGCAACCTGTTGATACAAGAACTGAAGAACTTGATCTTTCAGAGCAGTCTCCCTTTCTGATATAGCATCATCATTCAGGATCCTGAGTTTATAATCAAATCTTCGGCGGGTTTCCTCTCCCTTGAGGACACTCAACTTGCCAACTTCAATAGGATAGTTCTGTGTCTTTGCCGGGAACTTCACTCCCTTCAACCCCAGTGGATTGAAGGCAAGTTCAATATCCGACTCATCCATTATACCATTTATCAGATCGTAATTCAGTTTCTTGGCAGCCCGGGACTTACGTATTTTGCCATGGTCATGATTGGCAATCTGTATGGCCGCTTCCATGTTTTCTTTGCCCCAGGCATCAGTTTTCTCAGCATAAGGAATCTGTTGTTTCGGAAACTGATAGATACTCCGGGGGACGGTGGACTCAAGTTGCATTAATATTTTTGCCATGATTTTGTGTATTAATTGTTCCTGGGAATGTGATCGAGGATACTCTGTGGGACTTTTGTTGTCATTCCTGCAGCGTCTTTGATAGATTTAAACGGATCATTTGCCGGTTCAGTTTTGATATTCTCCTTAAACAGGGGATTATTTGCAAAGAATGGATCGAGTGTTTCTCCCTGTTTGTCGTACAAAGGTATGATATTGCTCAATTGCTCTTTATAGATAAGCAAATAAATAAGTGCATCTACCCGGTCAAAGTTACCTTCCTTGGAATGATAAATCAATTCCTGCAGTAAAGGCTGGCTCCTGATCTTGTGTAGGTTAAGTACATTACTGTCCGGAGATATTGGCGTTAATAGCCAGGTAAGGATAAGTTCATATCCCCAGCGTTTAATTGGCAGAGTACCTGGTGTACCCTTGCCACGGTTCATTAGAGTTTTATCATCGAGCTTATCAATGATCATAGGTGGTGTGTCGCATAAAATATGTGCTGAATGCATCTTTTCAAGATATCCATATAGCCCCTTGAGGTTATTCTCATAATTGCACATTGCATTGTAATACATCAACAGCCTGCGTTCCCTCTCATAATACATAGGCGCTGTCAATGGCCGACCAGTGTATTCTGCTACTATACGCTCTGTCAGCCGGTTCATTACAAAGGTAGATCCCAGGGACTGTGTAGTACTCTGATCGTGGTCATAATTGTCACTCCCTGCGATATATATTCCGTGCGGTATTGTACCGTCCTTTCCGGGTACCGGGTGCTCGTAAATGATGATACATCCTTCGGTTTGATCAGTGTTGTTATGCGGATAAGTTCGGATAGGCCGGAGGTCGGCATTAGGTTTCCATCGGAGCTTTCCTTCTTCTGTGAATACGATATCTCCGATATACTCTGTGGATTCATATTTATGTGGTTTTGTTCTCAGTTCGGCAAGCTGGTGCTTCAGATCATTAATAGGAAACAGGGACCCGGATACTCTCAGTACTGCTTCCTGCGGTGTAAGTGGATCTTCTGCAATATGTCTCAGTATAGCTTCAGGATTCTTGGTCTCTTTGCGAACTTTATCCCTCTCAGCCTCTATGATGGTTGTAGCGGTTAGAAAATCACTGTTCCCATTCTTATCCATTTGACCTTCATAATTCTGTGCTGCAGAGTAGAAAAAGCCGCACTTCTGGTCCATGGCAGAGATATCCCACTCATTAGGAACCATGCGTACCTGGTAACCCCCACCTTCATAGAACAGTTGTTCCAGCCCCATGAAGTCAGCATCTTCCGTACCGCCCGTACCAAAAGCGATCATTAAACCGAAAGATTTTCTTCCAATACGAACAGAGCGAAGAGCAATGTTCCAGGCTTTTAGAAGGTGAGGATTCTTTCCAGATTCTTCAAAGAGGATCAACTTGCCTCTCTTTCCACGCGCTTTATTATAATTATGGTGAAGTGATATCCCTATGATTTCACTCATGAATCCCTTCTCTACCGGCAGGCCATTTATTGTAACAAGGTAGCTTGCCCGCTTATGCATGTCGGAGTTCTTCTTATGCCGGCGCTTTCCCCAGGCGGTATTCTCCGTATGGAAATCCATCATCTCCCAGGTCTTTGACAGGATTCCTTCTTCAGTTAGATATTCTTTATCATCTGCAAAGGCATAGGACTTGGTTGCCGGCAACAGGTGATAGTTCCGGTTCATCATACCGGCACCTATAAAAGAAAATCCCTTTGTACGGGATTTGATAACGGATCCATGTTCTCCGGAAAGCTCAGCGTCATTCAGGTAATGAAATAGTTTGTAGTGGCCATCCCAGAAGTCAGGGAATCCCTGTATCCTTTCTGCCATACTCATAGCCAGAATATCACTTTTAGGATCATCGATGGGCGACATTCCGGAAACTTCCTTCATAATATCTTCATTGATATCCTGTGCCTTGAGCAAGGGACAGAAATTCAGAAAATGATAAAAATATCCCGGGATCCAATCTCGGCCTATATTGTATCCGAAGACACATCTCTTGGCCTGTTCTTCCCAGTATCTGTAGTATCTGCTTTTAGGTGAGGTATTGTATGGGTGATTAGTATACCGGCCAAACTGGGTGAAATGCTGAGCTTCGGCAGTGAACTCATCAGCATCCTGGTGTTTGATATTCTTATGATAGCCGGTTGCTATTTCCTGTTCCATATTAGAGTCTATTAGTCCAGGCTGCAGCTGTCTCCTTATCTTCGAATAATCCTACCCGCCCGCCACCA